ACGGGTGCGCGGCATCGCGATGGATCGGTATTTTTCAGGGGCCCAAAACTGGGTAACACGGGTAACAAGGGTAACACCGACCTGGTCAGCCAGGCCGAGTTCGCCCGCCGCCAGGGCGTCAGCCGGAAGACGGTGACGCGCTGGAAGCAATTGGGATTGCTGGTTTTTTCGGGCTCGTCCGTGGACGTGGCGGCGAGCCGGGCACGCCTGGGGGAGGCCGGCTTGTGTTACCCTGGGGAGGGTAACAAACCGGGCCAGGGTAACAGCCAGGGTAACAATTCGGGTAACAAGGGTAACAACCGGGGTAACAGATCGGGGCAGGGGGCCGATGCGCCCGGCGCGGGCGAGGCCGAGCCCGACCAGACCCCCGAGCGCGCGCCAGCGGCGATGGCGCCCGAGACCGGCCCGGCGACCGGTCCTCACCCTGACAGCGAGCCGGTCGCCGCTGATGATGGTGTCGCTGCGGCGTCTGCCGAGCTGGGGCTGACACCGGCGGCGGTGCGCGCGGAGGTGGCCGAGCTGGCCGACCTGCTCGGCGGTTCGGAGCTGTTGACCAAATTCGAGGCCGAGACGGTCAAGGAGAACTATCTGGCCGCCCTGCGTAAGCTGGAGTACGACCGCGCCGCCGAGACGGTGGTCGACGTGTCGGCGGTGGCCGCGGCGGTGGCCAAGGAGTACGCCCAGGTGCGCACGGCCATGCTGGCGATCCCGACGAGCCTGGCGCCGCGCCTGGCGCAGATGACCGACGTGGCCGCCGTCCAGGCGCTGCTGAGCGAGGCGGTCACCGAGGCGCTGGAGCGGCTGGCTTATGACACCAAGACCCCATGATGCGCCGCGCGGGCCTGGCCCTCGGGCGATGAGGCCGGCTTATCGCCTGGCGCCATGACCGCGACACCCGCGGCTCGGGTGACCCAATATCCCGCCGGCCGGGCGCGCCTTGACGAGGCACTGACGCGGGTCCGCCGGGAGAGCCTGAAGCCGCCGCCTAAGCTGTCGCTGAGCCAGTGGGCGCGCCAGCACTTCAAGTTGAGCGCGGAGACCAGCGCCGAGACCGGCCGGTTCCGGCCCTGGGGGTTCCAGATCGGGCTGTTGGATGCGGTCACCGACCCGACGGTCGAGCGCATCACCATCAAGAAGTCGGCGCGGGTCGGCTACACCAAGCTGATCGACGCGGCGGTGGGCTATTTCATCCACCAGGACCCTTCGCCCATGGTGGTGGTCCAGCCGCGGGTCGAAGACGCAGAGGACTATGCCAAGACCGAGATCGCGCCGATGCTGCGCGACTGCCCGGCCTTGGCGCGGATCGTCGGCCCGGTGAAGGGCAAGGACCCCAACTTCACGATCCGCAAGAAGCAGTTTCGCAACGGCGCCACGCTGTCGCTCCTGGGCGCGTCGAGCCCCAATGAGTTCCGGCGTCTGTCGGTGCGGGTGGTCGCCTTCGACGAGGTCGATGCCTATCCCGTCGACCAGGACGAGGGCGACCAGATCCAATTGGGCGAGAAGCGCACCCAGGGGTTCTGGAACCGTAAGATCATCCTGGGCTCGACGCCGACCACCAAGGGGCAAAGCCGCATCGACGCCAGTTGGGCCGACAGCGACCAGCGGGTTTACGAGGTGGCGTGCCCCCATTGCGGCGCCTGGCAGCGCCTGGAATGGGGGGCCGATAAACCCTATGGCCTGCGCTGGGACAAGGCCGAAGACGGCACGCCGCGCCCGGAGACCGCGCACTATGTGTGCCGGGCGGCCGGCTGCGTGATCGAGGAGGCACACAAGGCGGACATGGTGGCCGGCGGGCGCTGGGTGGCGACGCGGCCCAGCCGGGGCCATGCGGGCTTTCACATCTCGGCGCTCTACAGCCTGTTCTATAATGCGCGCTGGGCGGTGCTGGTGCGCGAGTTCCTGGAGGCCCGGGACGACCCGGCGCGCTTGCAGGTGTTCGTCAACACGGTGTTGGGCGAGACCTGGGAGACCCCGGCCGACCAGGAGGTCGACCATTCGGCGCTGGCGGCGCGCCGGCGCGCCGACTATCGCGCCGGCGAGGTGCCCGCCACCGTGGGCCTGCTGACCGCCGGGGTCGACACCCAGGACGACCGCCTGGAGGTGGAGGTGACCGGCTGGGGCTATGACGAGGAGCGCTGGTCGATCTGGCACGAGGTGATCGTCGGCGACACGGCGTCGGGCGAGCCCTGGGAGCGGCTCGACGCGGTGCTGCTGCACCGCTGGAGGCGCCAGGACGGCGCGTCGCTGGTGATCCAGGCGGCTGCGGTGGATACGCAGGGCCACCGCACCCAGCAGGCATACGGTTTCTGCACCGCCCGGGCGCGGCGCAATGTCTGGGGCATTCGCGGCGCCGGCCAGCGCAACGGTCGGCGCGGGCCGGTGTGGCCGCGCAAGCCGTCGACCCGCACCAAGGGCGGCCACCCGGTCTACAACATCGACCCGAACACGGCGAAGGACGAGCTGTTCCCGCGCTTCGGCCTCGAAGCGGGGCCAGGGGCGTGCCACTTCCCCGCCGACTATGACACCGAGTTCTTTCGCCAACTGACCGCCGAGCGCCCGGTGACCGAACGGGTGCGCGGGCAGAGTGTTCGCCGCTGGCGGCCCAGGGGCGGGGTGCGCAACGAGGCCTGGGACTGCTGGGTCTATGCCTATGCCGCCTTGTGCGGGCTGCGCCAGGGCGGCTGGTCGGTCAACCGGGTATGCGCCGAGCAGGGCGCGGTGGCGCCGACGGCCGCAGCGGCTGAGACGGGCCGGGCACCGTCGGTGGCGCCGGTTGCGGCGAGCGCCGGCGCAGGCCCGGTCCAGGCGCCGGCGTCGCCGGTCCCCGTGCCCCACAGCCCGTCGGCGCTGCCAACCCAGGCCGTAGCAAGCCCCCAGGCCGGCGGCCGGCGCACGCGCGGGCCCCGGGTGGTCGGGCGGATGAGGAGATGACGCGATGCGATCGATTGAGACGCTGCGCGCCCGGCTCGACGCGCTTGAGGCCGCCATGGCCGAGGGCGTGAGCGAGGTGCGCTTCGGCGACCGGCGGGTGGTCTACCGCTCCTATGACGATATGCGCCGGGCGGCGGCCGACCTGACCCGCCGGATCGCCGAGGCCGAAGGCCGGGCATGTGGCCCGCGCCGCGTGCTCACCCGCACCCGCAAGGGGCTGTGACCATGCGCTCGGTGCTGATGGCGGCGGGGTATGACGCCGCCGGGCGCGGCCGGCGCGCGGCCGAGTGGGAGCCCGCAGACTTCGGCCCCAATGCGCTGGCCGCCGGCGACCTGGCGCTGGTGCGCCGGCGCAGCCGGGGCGCGCTGCGACGCAACAGCATCGCCGACACGGCCGCCGAGGCGTTCACCGACAATCTGGTGGGGTCCGGCATCCGGCCGCAGTTCAAGGCGCCCGACGAAGGCTTCGCCGCCGCCCTCAGCGACTGGTGGCAAGACTGGGCCGAGTGCGCCGATGCCGACGGCGTGCTCGACTTCTATGCGCTGCAAGCGCTGGTGACCCGTGCCTGGTACGAGGGCGGCGAGTGCTTCGTGCGCCTGCGTCCGCGCCGGCTGTCGGACGGGCTGCCGGCCCCGGTGCAGATCCAGGTGCTGGAATCGGAGATGGTGCCGCTCGACCAGCAGGACGGCGGTGCCGCCGGCCATACGGTGCGCCACGGCATCGAGTTCGACGCGATCGGCCGGCGCGTCGCTTATCACGTCTACCGCCACCACCCCCATGAGATCGATGCGCATGGCGCGGGCGGGGCGGGCGGCGATGGGTGGCGGACGGTGCGGGTGCCGGCTTCGGAGATGCTGCACATCTATCTGCCGCGCCGGCCGGGCGAGGTCCGCGGCGAGCCGCGGCTGACCCGGGCGTTGGTCAAGCTGCGCGACCTCGACGACTATGATGACGCCGAACTGGTGCGCAAGAAGAACGCCGCCATGTTCGTCGGCGTGATCCGCCGGGCGCTCGACGGCGGCGCGGTGCCGGCGGTCGGCGCGCCGATCGACGAGAGCGACGCCGGCGGGCTCGGCGACGAGACCGAGGAACGCGCCATCGAGCCCGGCACCTTCACCGTACTGGAGGACGGCCAGGACATCACCTTCTCCAAGCCCGAGGACGTGGGCGGGCAGTATGAGGTGTTCATGCGCACCCAATTGCGCCTGATCGCCCAGGCCGGCGGCGTGCTCTACGAGCAGCTGACCGGCGACTATGGCCAGATCAACGACCGCACCTATCGCGCCGCGCTCAACGGGCTGATCCGCAAGGTGGAGCGTCTCCAGGCCCATGTCCTGGTGGCGCAGTTCTGCCGGCCGGTGTGGCGGCGGTTGTGGGCGGCGCGGCCGCTCGACCTGGCGGTGCCGGCGGGCCTGAGCGACCGCCAGGCGCGGGCGGTGGCCTGGCGCCCGCATGCGTTTCGCTACCTGCACCCGGTCCAGGAGGTGGACGCGGCGGTCAAGGAGATCGAGGCCGGGCTGGCCAGTCGCGAACAGAAGATCGCCGAACGCGGCGGCGATATCCGCGAGGTGGACGCCGCCCGGCGCGGCGACCGGGCGCGCAACGAGGAGTAGACCATGACCGAGAGCCAAGCGACGCCGGCGGCCCATGGCGGCGGCCGGGCCGGGCGCTATGTGACCAGCCTGGCCGGCGAGGCCTGGGCGGTGCAGTCGGCCGACCATCTGCGCGCCTGGGCACAGGCGCTCGCCCGGCCGGGCGAGCTGGCCGCCTATGCGCCGTCGCCTGAGCGCCCCGATACGGCGTTCGCCGACGCCGAGCGGATGAGCCGCGACCGGGCCGACGAGACGCCGGTGCACCGGGGCGTGGCGGTGGTCGAGCTATTGGGGCCGATCTTTCCACGCGCCAATCTGTTCACCGATGTGTGCGGCGGCGTGTCGTGCCAGGACATGGCCGCCCGGCTCGACGCCCTGGCGCGGCGCGCCGATGTGGGCGCGATCCTGTTGGAGATCGACAGCCCCGGTGGCGCGGTGACCGGCGTCGACGAGCTGGCCCGCACGATCCGGGCGGTTGGTCGCACCAAGCCGGTGGTGGCGCAGGTGACCGGTACGGCGGCCAGCGCCGCCTATTGGCTGGCGGCGGCCGCCGGCGAGATCGCGCTGACGCGCACCGCCGGCGTGGGCTCGATCGGCGTGGTGGCGACGCTGCCCAAGCAACTGGCCCCCGACGGCCGGGGCGAGATGGCCTTCGAGATCGTCTCGTCGGGGGCGCCGGACAAGCGCCCCGACCCCGAGACCGAGGCGGGCAGCAAGACGGTGCGCCAACGCCTTGATGCCATCGAGGCGCTGTTCGTCGAGGCGGTGGCCGAAGGCCGCGGCGTGACTGCCGAGCGGGTGCGCACCGGCTTCGGGCGCGGCGGCATCGTGACCGGCCAGGCGGCGGTCGACGCCGGCATGGCCGACCGGCTGGCCAGCCGCGACGAGACCCTGGCGCGCCTCCAGGCCCGCGTCGACGTCCCGCAACCCCAGGCGACAACCGTAACCGAGGAGACCCCGACCATGTCCGACAGCAGCGATCCCCAGCCCAGCGCCCAGCCCGCAGACCCGTCCACGGCGCACCCCGCGCCGCCGGCGGCGCCCGATCCCGCCCCCACTTCCACGACCGCCGCTGAACCCGCAGCCGACCCGGCGGCGGTGGCGCAACTGTGCGCCGACAAGGGCGTGGCGCATCTGGCCGCCGGGCTGATCCGCGCCGGCGCGCCGCTTTCGGCGGTCGAGGCGCAGGTGGGCGCGTGCGGCGAGATCCACGCCCTGTGCGAGCGGGTGCGGGGGCTCAACCCCGACTTCCCCGCCGCCGAGCAGGCGCGCGCCTATATCGCCGAGGGGCTGAGCCCGGGCGAGGCCTATGCCCGCGCCTTCGACTGGCTGGCCGACCATAGCGCCCCCGACACGCCGGCGCGCCTCGCGCCCGGGGCCGGCGAGGGCCAGGGCGACCTGGCCCAAGCCGCCGAGGCCGACCTGGCACGCCGCGCCCGCGCCTCAGGCGCGGTCACCTTCGCCGAGCTGGAAGCCAACTGAGGAGATACCCGATGACGCCGATGACCCACGAGAGCCACGGCTCGCTGGCCTTCCTGCTGAGCGAGGCGGCCGGCACGCGCAGCCGCAGCACGGGCGTTCTGGACGCGGGCCACCGCCTGGCTGTCGGTACGATCCTGGCCCGGGTCGCCGCCAGCGGCACCTACGCGCCCCTCGACCCGACCGCCGACGACGGCCGCGAGACCGCCGCTGCGGTGCTGTGCGCGGCGGCCGACAGCACCGCCGGCCCCGTCGAGGTCGGTCTGATCGTGCGCGATGGTGAGGTCTATGGCGCGCGCCTCGGCTGGCCCGAGGGGCTGAGTGCGGCCGACCGCGCCGCCATCGCCGACGACCTGGCCCAAGCCGGGCTGATCGTGCGCGCCTGATCCACGCCCATCCGTTGTGTCCCTTCGCCCCCGCGCGCCGCCGGCTCGTGGGGGTTTTTATTGGAGCCCTCCCATGGAGATCATCGACGCCTTCGAAGGCACCTTCACCAACAGCTGGCTGGCCCAGACGGTCGAGCGGGTGCCCTTCCGCCCGCACATGGTCGGCAGCCTGCTCGCCGGCTCGATCCAGCCGGCATGGCCGACCACCAGCGCCATCCAGGTGGAGATCGACCAGGGCCGCATCGGCGTGTTGTCCACCCAGCCGCGCCACGGCGCGCCCCAGGTGATCGCCGACCGGCCGCGCGGCGCGGCGTTCCCGCTCGGCTCGGTGCATATCCCGGCCACCAAGCGCCTCTACGCCGACCAGGTCCAGAACCGCCGCCGCCCCGGCGAGACCCAGTTGCAGACGCTCGCGCGGGTGGTCAACGACACCCTGGCGGCGTTCAACGACGACTATGACCTGACCTTCGAGATGCACCGCATCGGCATGCTCAAGGGCCGGGTGCTCGACACCGACGGCTCGACCCTCTTCGACTTCTTCGACCGGCTCGACGTCACCCAGCAAAGCGTCGACTTCAAGCTGTCGGCCGGCGCCACCAAGCTCAACGCCCTGACCCGCAAGGTGAAGGACAAGATCGACGATGCCTTGGGCGGCTTGCCCTATGACCGCATCGGCGTGATCGCCGGGCGCGACTGGTACGACGCCTTCGTCGAGCATGACAGCGTCGCCGACACCTTCAAGAACCACGCCGCCGCCCGGGTGCTGCGCGAGGACCCGTCGAGCGCGCCGTTCGCCTTCGGCAGCTTCGACGACATCCGCCGCTATCGCGACACCGCCGCGGCCGGGCTGCCCGACCGGATCGCCCCGGACGAAGCCTATGCGGTGCCCCTGGGCGTGGCCGGCATGTTCCGGGTCTACTGGACGCCGGCGGGCACCTTCGACAGCGTCAATGCGCCGGGCCGGCGGTTGTCGATCACCCGCGGGCTCGACCGCGACCACGGCCGCTGGGTCGACATGGTGGCGGAATCGAACCCGATCTGGCTCAACACTCACCCCCAGGCGGTGATCAAGCTGACCAAGAGCTGATCGCCATGACCGGCCTGACCAGCCGCTTCGCCCGGCTGAGTGCCACGGCGGCCCGCGCGGTCGACCGCGCCATGGCCGAACCGGCCCGCTACTGCGTCGGCGGGGCCGGGCCCGTGGCGCTCCAGGGCGTGTTCCACGAGGCCTATGCCGAGATCGACGTGGCCGAGCGCGCCGCGGTCGCGGCGACCCGGCCGGTGCTGTTCGTCCACGGCCCGCTGCCCGAGGGCGCGGCCCCCGGCGACCGGGTCGAGGTGGCCGGGCGGGCCTGGCGCGTGGCGTGCCTCCGGCCCGACGGCCATGGCGGCCAGCGCCTCGACCTGCACCGGCTCGACGCCCCCGCCCAAGGCCCGCCCGCCGATCCCGGCGCCTGGCCCGTTTGAGGGATGCCTTGATGACCACCGCCTATCATGTGCGCCACGCGGTCTGCGCCCGGCTGCGCGACGCCGACCCGGACCGCTATCCGACCCTGCCGCGCGCGCGGGTTTATCCCAACCGGGTGCGCCCGCTCGCCGTCGAGGCCCTGCCGGCCGTCGGCGTCTACACCCTCGGCGAGACCCCGCAAGGCGAGGGCGACGGCGGCCTGTTCGCCGACCATTGGCGGGTCCGCCTGGCGCTGTCGGTGGAAGTGTTCGGCGCCGGTGCCGAGGCCGACGACGCGCTCGACTATCTGGTCGCCCAGGTGCTGGCGCTGTTCCGTGCCGACCCCAGCCTGGGTGGACTGGTGGAGGACATGACCTGGATCGAGACCGAGGTGGGCCTCGACGGCGACGCCGACCGGCCGGTGCTTGCCACCGGGCTCACCTTCGAGGTGCGCTATGTCCAGGCGCGCGACGCCGCCCCGGCCTTGCTGTCGGATCTGCGGGTCAATGTGGGCGCCCCCTTTGGCCCGGATGCGATCGATGACTATCGACAGCTGGGCTGACGCCTGGGGCGGCGTGCACCGCCGGCTGGGCGCGCTCGAACGGGCCCTGGCCAATCTGGCGCGCCCGGGCGTGGTGACGGCGGTACGCTCGGACCCGCCACGGGTGCGCGTGGCGTTCGGCGCGGGTGGGCTGGAGAGCGACTGGCTGCCCTGGATGGCGGCGCGCGCCGGCGACGACGCCACTTGGCACCCGCCGAGCGTCGACGAACAGGTGCTGGTGCTCAACCCCGGCGGCGACCCGCGCCAGGGCGTCGTCCTGGGCGCGCTCTACGGCGCCGACAGCGCGCCGGCGGCCGAACCGCAGGTGGCGGCCATGCGCTTCGCCGATGGCACCGACCTGCGTTACGACGCCGAGGCGCACCATCTCAGCGTCAGCCAGCCGGGCGAGGGCGCGCGCCTGACCGTGACCTGCGCGGGGCCGGTGACGGTGGCTGCGCCGGCGGTCGATCTGGGCCGCGACGATGCGCTCGAACCCGTGGTGCTCGGCGAGCGGCTCGGCCGCTGGGTGGTCGACCGGCTCAAGCCCTGGCTCGACGGCCACACCCATGTCTCGGCCAAGGCCGGCCAACCCACCTCGGCGGCGCGCGGCAGCTTCGACGCCGGCGAGGCGGCGCCCGGCGGTGCCGTCTACAGCGCCCGCAACCGCACCCAATGACCCAGCCCCAAGGATCGGAGGCCGCCCCATGACCGGCATGGACCGCGAGACCGGCCGCGCGCTCGGCGGTGTCGCCCATGTGCGCCAGTCGATCGTCGACATCCTGACCACGCGCCCGGGCGAGCGGGTGATGCGCGGCGACTATGGTTCGGGTCTGCCCGCCCTGGTCGACCGCCCCGACGATCCCGGCCTGCGCGCCGAGATCGTGGCCGAGACCGCGCACGCCTTGCGCACCCTGGAAGACCGGGTGGCGCTGCGCCGGGTGCGGGTGGCACGGGTCGCGCCGGGCCGCATCGAGATCGGCCTGGACCTCACCTATCTGCCCGACGGTCGCGCCCTCAGCCTCGACGGGATCGTGATCCGATGACCGCCATCGACCTGGCCCGCCTGCCGCCGCCCGACGTGGTCGAGCCGCTCGACTTCGACACCATCTTCGCCGATCTGGTCGCGGCCGTGCGCCGGGAGATGCCCGACCTCGACCTGCGCGACAGCGACCCCGCGGCCAAGATCCTGCAGGCCGCGGCCTATCGCGAACTGGCCCTGCGTGCCCGGGTCAACGCGGCGGCGCGTCAGTCCATGGTCGCCTTCGCCACCGGCGCCAATCTCGACCATCTGGCCGCCCTCTTCGGCGTGGTGCGCAAGACCCTGGTGCTCGGCGACCCCGACGCCCGGCCGCCGCGCCCGCCGGTGATCGAGGACGACGAGGCGCTGCGTGGCCGGGTGGTCCTGGCGCTCGAAGGGATGACCACGGCCGGCCCGCGCGCGGCCTATGTCTCCCACGCGCTCGCCGTCGACGGCGTCGCCTCGGCGGCGGTGGCGAGCCCGGCGCCGGGCGAGGTGGTGGTGCATGTGCTGCCGGGCGAGGGCGTGGCGGTCGAGCCGTTGCTCGACGCCGTGGCGCGCGCGGTCAACGCGGACCATGTGCGCCCGCTCACCGACCAGGTCCGGGTCGCCGCCGCCCGGCGCGTGGGCTACCAGGTCGAGGCCCGGCTGACCCTGCTCGCCGGGCCCGACCCGGCGGTGGTGTCGGCGGCAGCGCGTGCGGCGGTCGCGGCTTATGCCGCCTCGCGCGCGGACCTGGGCCGGGTGGTGGCGCGCTCGGGCCTGATCGGCGCGCTGCATTGCGACGGTGTCGAGAGCGTCGACCTGATCGCGCCGGCCGCCGACCTCCACCCCGCCACCGACGAGGCGCCGGTGCTCGACGGTCTGCGCGTCGAGGTGGGGCGATGACCGAGCTCCTGCCGGCGGCGTCGACCGACCTGGAACGCGCCGCCGACCGGGCGCTCGCCCGGCTCGACCGGGTGCCGGTGCCGATCGGCGACCTGTGGCGGCCCGAGACCTGCCCGGCCGAAGCGCTGCCGTTCCTGGCCTGGGCGCTGTCGGTGGACGAGCTTTGGGACTATGCCGCCGGCGAGGCCGAGCGCCGCGCGCTCACCGCCGCCAGCGTCGACCTGCACGCACGCAAGGGCACGCCGGCGGCCGTGCGCCAGGCGGTCGAGACGGTGTTCGGTGCCGGCGAGGTGCTGGAGCCCTGGGACACGGGCGGCCCCGCCCACACTTTCAAGGTGCGCGTCTCGGCGCGCCTCGACGGCGCGGAGACGCTGCGTCGCCTGCTGGGCCTGGTGGATGCCATGAAGCCCGCCCGCTCCCACCTGGTGGCGGTACAGATCGACCGCCGGGCCACCGCGCGGCGCTGGCTGGGCCTCGCCGCCCACACCGGCACCCGGCTCGCGATCCGACCGCGCCTTGACCCTGCGCCGCGCCCGGCGCGCCTGGGCGTCGCGGCCCTGGCCCGCACCGGCACCCGCCTGACCCTGCGCCCGGCCACCCTGGCGCCCGCCGTCGCTCCGGCCGCCCTGCACGCCGGCGGCCGGGTCCGCACCGCCCATCGCCTCACCATCGGGAGACCCGCAAATGGCTGACTTCCCCGGCCTGATCTTGACCCGTGCCGGCCGACAGATCCTCACCCGCGCGCTGATCGGCCAGCCGCTCACCTTCACCCGGGCGGCCGTTGGCACCGGCCAGGTACCGGCCGACGCCGAGGGCTTGACCGCCTTGGTCGACGAGCGCCGCAGCCTGGCGATCGCCAAGATGGACACGCCCGGCGACGGCACCGCCTCGGTCGAGGTGATCCTCACCAATGCCGGCGTCGAGCAGGGCTTCTTCGTGCGCGAGATCGGCCTCTTTGCCCGCGACCCCGCGACCGACGAGGACCGCCTTTACGCTTATGCCAATGCCGGCGACCGCTCGGATTTCCTGCCGGCCGCCAGCGGTGCCACCATGGTCGAGCAGATCATCCGCCTGATCACGGTGATCGACCAGGCCGAGACGGTCACCGCCGAGATCAGCGACAGCCTGGTGCTCGCCACCCAGGCCGACCTCGATGCCCTGCGCGACCAGACTGCCGAGACGCTGGACACCTTGCGCCAGGCCGCCCTCGGCCGGGTCAGCCTCGACGGCCCGGGCACGGTGATGCCGGGGGCCCGTCACCGCTACACGATCACCGACTATCACAGCCTGGCGGTCTATGAGGCGTCGGCCAGCCTGGGCACGCTGACCCGCGACGGCGCCACGCTCACCCTGGATGTGCCGGCCGACGCCGCACCCGGAGCGCTCGACCTCACCGTCACCCGCGACGGCGCTGCCCAGACCGTCACGCTCGCGGTGGGCGAGACCTCCATCGCCCAGCCGACCATGGCCACCCCGGCCGAGGGCGCCAGCGATGTGGGCGCCGCACCGCTGCTGGCCACCACGCCGTTCGGGGCGTATCCGGCCAATGCGGACACCCACGCCAGCACAGACTGGCAGGTTGCCACCGATCCGGGCTTTGCCGATCTCGTCTGGGAGAGCCTGGCCGACACCGAGGCGCTGACCAGCGTGTCGGTGCCGGCCGGGGCTTTGGACACGGCCACCACCTACCATGTGCGCGCCCGTCATCACGGCGCTGCGCTCGGCGCCTCGCCCTGGTCGCCGACGATTACGTTCGGGACTGCTGACAGTTTCGTACCAAAACGGGAAGTGGCGAAGCTGACCGGGAGTAATGTGTACATGGACGGGCGTTTCGGCACCAGCGTTGCCATCAATAGGACCGGCACCGTGCTGGTGATGGGCGCCCCGTATACCAATAGCCCCCGGACCGATGCCGGGTCCTATTACATCTTCGAGCGCGGTTCCGATGGTGCCTGGGCCGAGGTCCTGACGAATTCTCCCGGCGGGACGACATCATACATTTATCTCGGAAGGACTGTCGCAATTTCCGGTGCCGGCGATTTGGTCTTGGCTGGCGCACCGCGTACAGGTGACCGTTTCGGCAACAGCAACATTGGCAATGTGTATGTAAGTCAACGGAGGGGCGATGGCAGCTGGTGGCAGTATTTAGTGACGCCAGGGATCGAAATTAAACAATTCTTCTTCGGAAGCTCGCTGGCCGTTAGCGGGGACGGCACGCTGGTCGCCGTCGGCGCGCCGGGTGCCCGTGATCAAGGGCGCGTGTATTTGTATACGACCCCACCCGACGCTAAGTTGGAAGAAATGGATATCCTGCATGCACCAGGTGTGCCGGTCGACGGTCATTTCGGGCAATCGTTGGCGATCGACCAGGATGCCGAGACACTACTGGTGGGCGCACCGGGAGAAGAAAATGGCGGTGCAGTGCATGTCTTCGAGCGTCGGGCCGCTTGGACCCCGACCGCCACGTTGGTGCTGCAAGACGGCGCCTCCTCTTTTGGCGCTCAGGTGGCTGTCGACGGTAGCGGCACCTATGCAGTGATCTCCTCGGCGTCAGCCACCTACGTCTTTGAGCGCTCGTCGCCCAATCAATCTGATTGGGTACAAGTAACCAAGGTCACCGACCCGGACGGCAACGATGTCCGCGGGGTGCTGTCCCTCAGTGCCGACGCTCAGGTGGCCGTGATTGCCAACAGCATTTTCGAACGCACAGGATCGTCGTCATGGCGCAAGGTGGCAGATTTGGCGCTCGGCGGCGAAATCAGTGAGTTTGGTGACTCCGCCCTTAGCGCTGACGGCAAAACCGTCGCGGTGTCAAATGTCCGTTACGACGGCTTCACTGGTGCCGTCCATATCTTCGAATAGGAGCCATCCATGCAGACCATCTATGCCCGTATCGACGAGGCGGGGGCAGTGGTGCAATGGCCGCTGCTGCCGGTGCACATCGCCAACCTCGCCCTGCCGGACCACCTGGTCGAGCCGGTCGCCCCGCAGCCGAAGCCCGCGCACGACCGCCGCACCCAAGGCGTGGCCGAGCGCCCGCCCGTGCGTGACGCCGCCAGCGGCCGGCTCGTCCAACGGTGGCAGGTCTACGCGCGGCCGACGGAGACGATCCGCGCCGAGATGCAGGCCGACCTGGCCACCTTGCGCTGGCGGCGGGAGACCGGCGGCACCGTGCTCGCCGACGGCACGACCGTGCCCACGGGCCGCGAAGACCAGTCCATGGTCCACGGCGCCTATCAGGCGCTCCAGGCCGGGCTGATCGACGCCACGGATTTCAAGACGCCCTCGGGCTGGGTGCGCGAGGCCACGCTGGCGCAGATCGCGCCCATCGCCCAGGCGGTGGCGGCGCATGTGGACAGGTGTTTTCGCGCCGAGCGCCAGGTGGCCGAGCAGATCGACGCGGCCGAGGACGCCGAGGCACTGGCCGCCATCGACTTGGCCGACGCCTTCGACGCCGCCTATGCCGCCCTGGCGAACAGCGAGCCTGTCTGAGCCCGACCGTTCCTCTGGTTTCCCGACCGCCCGGCTTGTGCCGGGTTTTTTTGTGCCTGCTGACAAGGAGAGCCCTCATGGCAGAGCCGTTCCACGGCGTGTTCGTCCAAGCGCGCGAAGAGCCGGTGCGCCCGCTCACCATGGCGTCGTCGAGCGTCATCGGCCTGATCGGCACCGCGCCCGACGCCGACGACAGCGCCTTTCCCCTCGACACCCCGGTGCTGGTCACCGGCAACCGCACCGCCGCCGCCCGGCTCGATACCGCCGGCGACGGCGCCGGCACCTTGCCCGCCGCCATCGACGGCATCTTCGACCAGATCGGCGCCGCCGTCGTGGTCGTGCGCGTCGCTGAAGGCGCCGACGGACCCGACGGCGCCGAGACCCGGGCCAATGTGATCGGCGGGCTCGACGACGCCGACGGCTATCGCGGCGCCCACGCCTTCCTCGCCGCCGAAGCGCGCCTCGGCGTCAAGCCGCGGGTGCTGTGCGCACCGGGCTTCACCCACCAGCGCGGCGCGCCGGGCGAGGGAAGCGACCCCGAGGGCCCGGGCAGTCCGGGCACCGCCAACCCGGTGGTCGCCGAACTGGCTGGCTTGGCCGCCCGGTTGCGCGCCGTGGTGGTCGCCGATGCGCCCTCGACCACCGACGCCGAGGCGCTGGCCTATGCCGGCGATTGGGGCGATGAGCGGGTGTTCGCGGTCGAGCCGCAGGTGCTGGTCAGCCGCGACGGCGAGGTGGTGGCCGAGCCCGCCTCGGCGCGGGTCGCCGGGCTGATCGCGCGCGTCGACCAGCAACTCGGCTGGTGGCACAGCCCGTCGAACAAGACGCTCGCCGGCGTCGTCGGCACCGCGCGCGCCATCGACCTGGCGCCGGGCGACCCCAATGCCCGCGCCCTGCACCTCAACCGCGCCGGGCTCGCGGCGATCGTCCGGCGCGACGGCTTCCGCTTGTGGGGCAACCGCACCTTGTCGGGCGACCAGCCCGGCGCCTTCCTGTCGGTGGTGCGCAGCCGCGACGCCATCGAGGAGACCCTGGCGACCGGTTTTCTGGACCAACTCGACCGGCCGCTCACCCAAGGGCTGATCGACGAGCTGGTCGAGAGCGTCGCCGCGTTCCTGCGCGGGCTGGAGGCCCAAGGCGCCATCCGCGGCTTTGCGGTGTTCGCCAACCCCGAGCTCAACACCCCGCAGAGCCTGAGTACCGGCCGGCTCTATCTCGACGTCAGCTTCGACGCGGTGGAGCCCGCCGAGACCATCACCTTCCGCACCGCACTGACCAACCGCTTCACGGAGATCGAGGCATGACCACCCAACCGCTGTTGCTCAAGTCGGGCACCGTGTTCATCGACACCATCGACTATTCGGGCCGGATGACTAACCAGACCCTGCCAGTGCCGACGCTGGTCACCGAGAGCTTTCGCGGCGGCGGCATGGACGGCTCGGTCGAAGTGGACATGGGCCTCGAACCGCTCGAAGCCACTATCGAACTCGGCGGCATCGAGAAGGCGGTGCTCAAGCTGTTCGGCCAGCCCGACGTGGGGGTGACCATGCGCGGCTCGTTCTCGCGCCAGGGCGGCGAACAAGCGACCCCGGGCCGGGCCAATCTGCGCGGCCTGATCAAGAGCCCGGACCTGGGCGCCTGGAAGCCCGGCGAACAGACCCAGACCACGCTGACCCTGGCGGTCCACTACTACAAGCTCACCCTCGCCGGCGAGACGATCTGGGAGATCGACGTGCCCGGCGGCAAGCGCATCGTCGGCGGCCAGGACCAACTGGCCGCCCATCGCCAGGCGCTCGGTATCTGATCCGCACCCTCGCTATCCCTGATCCCGGAGACACCCGATGACCGATCCCAAGACCGAGACGCCCTCCAAGACCGCCGAGGCTGGCAAGACCGCTCCGACCGCCGACCCCGATCTGGTGGTGACGTTGAGCGAGGCGATCACCGACGATGCCGGCGAGACCCTGACCCGGCTGACCCTGCGGTGTCCGCGCGCCGGCGACGCCCTGGCCGCGTCGCGCCGCGTCAACATGGCCGAGGACCCGCTCGGCTGGCAGGCGGAGATCGCGCGCCGCTGTGCCCGGCTGACCGAGGACGAACTGGCGCGCCTGGCGCTGCGCGACCTGATGGCGCTGGTGGGCCGGATCGGCCCTTTTGTGGACGCATCCCTGCCAACCTCCGCGCCGTGATCGCCGACCTGTCGATGACCTTCCACACCGGCCTCGACGCGCTGGCGACCATGGAGCTGGACGAGGTGCTCGCCTGGCATGACCTGGCGCTGGCCCACGCGGCGGCAAGGAGACCCGCATGACCCGCAAAGTCGCGGAAGCGGCGGTCAACATCGCCGCCATCGACCGGGTGACCCGGCCGGTGCGGCGCATGAACGAGGCGATCTCCTCGATGGTACGGCCGGTTCGCCGGGTGCGTCGCTCGGTCGACAGCCTGTCCGAGGCCACCGGCCTGCGCAGCCTGCAACGCCAGACCGCGGCCCTCAGCCGCTCGCTGCGCGGCCTGTCGGGCGGCGTGGCGGCGAGCATGGGCCGGCTGTCGGGCCTGGGCGCCATGGTCGGGCTCGGCGGTGGCGGGCTGGTCGCCGGCCTCGGCGTCCTGACCACCCGCACGGCCGAACTCGGCGACCAGGTGGGCAAGACCGCCTTGCGCCTGGGCATAGGCGCCGAGGCGTTGCAGGAACTGCGCTATGCCGCCGAGCGCTCGGGTGTCGCCCAACGCACCTTCGACCTGGCCACTCAACGCATGGTCCGCCGGGTGGCCGAGGCGGCCCAGGGCACCGGCGAGGCCCGAGACGCCATCGCCGCGCTGGGCCTCGACGCCCGGGCGCTCGGCGCCCTGACCCCCGACCGGCAGATGGCCGCGCTCGCCGACGCGCTCCAGGGCGTGGCCAGCCAGAGCGAGCGGGTGCGCTTGGCCTTCAAGCTGTTCGACAGCGAAGGCGTGTCGATGGTCCAGATGCTCGCCGGCGGCTCGGCGGGCCTGTCGGACCTGCGCCGCCAGGCCCGCGATCTGGGGCTGGTGATGAGTGCTGACCTGGTGCGCGCGTCTGAAGCCTTCGCCGACAGTCAGACCAATCTGGGCTCGGCGCTCCAGGGCGTGCGCAACATCGTGGGTGCCGAGCTGTTGCCGGTGGTCGGCCGGACCATGGACGCCATGACCCGCTGGGTCGTCGCCAACCGCGCCCTGGTCAAGACCGGGGTGGCTGAGTGGGCGGCGCGCCTGCGCGCCGGCCTCGCTCGGTTGGGCCAGGCGTGGCGCGACCTGCAGAACCCGCAATCGGAGCTGCGCGCCAGCTTGCGCGGCGTCTCGCAGACGCTGTCGGGCTTGTGGGCGGGGTTCCGGGATCTGTCCGATCTGGTCGGCGGGCCGGTGCAGGGGGCGTTGGTGCTGGTGGGCGGTTATGTGGCCGGGCCGATGGTCGCCGCCCTGGCCACCACGGTGACCGCCACGCTGGGGCTCGTCGGCGCTCTGGTCCGGGTGACGGCGTCGATGACCGCTTTGGCGGCGGCTGGTCTGCGCCGCCTGGTGCCGAGCCTGGCGACCACGCGCGCTGCGCTGCTGGGCGCGCGGATGCAGGCGGTGTTGATGACCGGTGCGCTCAAGGCCAACGCCGTTGCCGCGCTGGTCACGAGCCGAGCCCTGGCCGGCCGGGCGGTGGCGGGCGTGGCGGCGTTCTCGCGCGCGGTGTTGGTGCGGGCCGTGCCGGCCCTGGCGACGCTTGCCGGCTCGCTCAAGGCGGTGACGGTGGCGATGATGACCAACCCCATCGGCCTGGCGGTCGCGGGGATTGCCGGTGGCGCGGCATTGCTGATCCGGTATTGGACGCCGATCAAGAGCTTCTTCGTCGGCCTCTGGAGAGGGGTTGGCGACGGCGCGGCCGCTCTGTGGGGGCGCTTCAAGCGGCTCCTGTCCTGGCAGCCTTTGGGCTTGGTGGTGCGCGCCTGGCAGCCCCTGGCGGGCTTCTATAGCGGGCTCGCCCGGCGGCTGTGGTCGGTGGTCTCGGGGCTCGGCGCGCGGTTGGCGCAGGCGGTGACGCCCGATCTGTCGGGTGTCGGCGGGGCGATCCTCGACGGTCTGCGCCGGGGCGTGGCCGCGGCCAGGGCCGGGATCGAACGGGTCATGGGCGGGCTGGCGCAAATGGTCCGCGCCTTTCGGCCGATCAAGAGCTTCTTCGTCGGCCTCTGGAAAGGGGTTGGCGACGGTGCGGCCGCTCTGTGGGGGCGCTTCAAGCGGCTCCTGTCCTGGCAGCCTTTAGGCTTGGTGGTGCGCGCCTGGCAGCCCCTGGCGGGCTTCTATACCGGGCTCGCCCGGCGGCTGTGGTCGGCGGTCTCGGGGCTCGGCGCGCGGTTGGCGCGGGCGGTGACGCCCGATCTGTCGGGTGTCGGCGGGGCGATCCTCGACGGTCTGCGCCGGGGCGTGGCCGCGGCCAGAGCCGGGATCGAACGGGTCATGGGCGGGCTGGCGCAAATGGTCCGCGACTTCTTGCCGTTCAGTCCGGCGCGCACCGGCCCGCTGGCCGACCTGGACCGGGTCAAGATCGGCGAGACGGTCGCCGCAGCGGTCAATCCGGTGCCGCTCAAGCGGGCGATGGCCGGCGCCATGATGAGCGCGGTGGCGTCGGGCACCGCGGTCGCCGAGCGCGCGACCATCCCCGTGCCCCGCCTGGCCGCAGTGCCGGAGATGGCCATCCCGGTGCGGGCCGAGGCGCGCCCGGTGGCGGTGGCGTCGGTTACGCCGCCGGTTGTGCCATCTTTCACACAGCCGGTGCCGCGGCCGACCCTGGCCGATATGGACGCGCGGGGGCAGGGGGGTGCGGCGCCGCCGCCGCCCGCCGCCGCCTCGGGGGCGGTGCAGGTGACGATCCGCCAGGACATCCGCATCGACGCCGGTGCCGGGCAGGGCGACGACGCGGCCTTGCGCGCGCGCATCCGTGAGGAGTTCGAGGCCATCAACCAAGAACTGGCGAGCACCCTGCGCGCCCGGCTGTTCGATTGAGGTCGGCGATGCTGTTGTCTCTGGGCGGGGTGCGGTTCGAGGTCGGCGCGGCCAGCTACGACCAACTGCGCCGCGCCGATCGCTGGCGTTGGTCGGCGCACGCCCGCATCGGCCGCGCCGAGGCGATCCAGTTCACCGGCCGCGAGGCGGCCACCATCGACCTCGATGGCACGCTCTATCCGGGCCAGATGGGCAATCCAGGCCAGATAGGTGGCGACGCCCGTGCGCTCGACCGGCTGCGCGCCCTCGCCGACGCGGGGCGGCCGCTCGACCTGGTCGCCGGGACCGGCGCGGTGCTGGGCTTATGGGTGATCGTATCGATCGAGGACGCCCAGGGCCCGTTCTTCGCCGACGG